AACAGGCTTTCAAAGTAAAGCNGTTTCACAAGGAGCGATAAAAGAATACATTGATACATTTTCTAAACTATTTGATGCAACTCTTAATAAACCTACACTTAAAGAAGTGGAAAGAGTTAAAGGTGAACATGAGGAGGCTGATAAACCACAGATTATAGTAGATAAAGATGGGAATAAAGTTAAGGCTTCTTTCTTTGAGACTGGTAAAGATAAAGAAACAGATAAATACATTGATGAACTGTCTCCATTTCAAGGTGTTCATAAGGGAGAACATACACCAAGGGTTACTGAAATTTGGTCAGAGTTGAAAGGACATTTGGATTACTATCATGACAGTATAGGAACAAGACTGAATGGCATGGTTCGTTGGCTCTTTGGTAAAGATTTAAATGCTATGGATTTAGAAGAATTTGAATCGCTGAATAGATACTTTGATAATGTTCGAAAGGGTACTTGGTATCAACAGTTTTTTGCCAAGGTGAAAGGGAAGTTTCCTAAATTAGCAAAGAGACATTATCAATTATTTCCTGAAGCTATTGACAGAGATTTAATGAGAGAAGACATGCGTCTTATAGAAAAGAAAGGTCTGTTTTTAGATAGGATGGGTAACAGTGTATCAGGTAAAGTCTATCAACCTATGCATATTATAGGAGAAGGTCAAGCATGGATTCATTCTGCGCAGGAATTAGGTATCAGAGCAAGTGAAAAAGAGAAGACTGCATTAAGAGAATCGCTGTTACCATTTGTTGATGCGATAGAAGACGGCAGACCTCTTCATGAAATAGCCGTAAGAATTAGAGAGGGTGGACTCGTTGGAAAGATTCTTAAAGATTATAAAGGGCAGGCAGTTCTTGGTCATTTCGTGGGTTTATATAAAGGGTATGAAAGAGACGCAAAGATAAAATATGACTGGAATAAACTAAAAGATAAGAAATATATGATAGACCTTGGTGAAGGTAAGAAAGTTGAGATGACTGGAGCTGAGATTGTAGAAAAGATAAATGAAGTTTATACTGTTCAGAATAAAAGGGTACATAAATGGATGACAGGTGACCCAGAATATGTTGATGAGTTTATTAAAAAACATTTCAGAAAAAATCCAGCGACTGGTGGTAAGAGGATGATAGCAGAATTTACCAAAATGATGGAGGAACATTATCGTACAGGAGATTGGTCTAATGTTATGGAGAAGTTTGGGATTGATGGGATGAGAAGAATAGCACAGCAGTTTATGTTGAATCAGATTCCTTCAACTAAAGAGTTTGCTGAGATTCGTAAAAGCGTTGCCAATATGGTTATCGAAGCTACTGGTGATTTAGGTGCTGAATATTATTTCCCTCACTTGATGTTTGATAGAACAGTCTCTCGCAAAGCTGCAGAAAAAGCTACAGAAATTATAATGAACGATACCACACGTTCAAAAGAAGATAAAGATAGAGATTTAAAAAAGATACTATTCCACAGCAAACAACTTACCGGAGACTGGGTTCCCAATGAAGATGTGACTACGCGATGGAATATGATGGATGATGTATTAACTGGTATTCTTGCGGGTAAGAAAGCAGGAAAGCAGGTAATAAGATGGTTTGATAGTAATAGTAGGGTTGGTAATCAGTATTCACGTACTAATCATGTTGCAGGGTGGAATGTTGAACCTGAAGCTTACCATACATATCAAAAAAATGTAATAGATAATTTTTATAAACATATTAGTCAGATAATGACTCGTGATGTAATACATCGTTGGGACCAAAGATTTTGGCTCAAGCATAAAGGTGATAAGGATGCTCTAAATTTGAAGGATAACTGGGTAAGATTTTTTAAATTGTATGCTCAGCAAGCTATGGGAAATCCCAGCCAGATACCAGACTCATATCTAAATAATCCTGATATGAAACTCAAGGGTAATCCTTATGCGTGGTGGGCTGATTCTAATGTAGAGAAGAAAGTAAATAAGATTGCAGATAGGCTCGGTCTTAATCAGAATCAGCTCCCACCTCACCTAAAAGAATTAGGTGGCTTTGACTACCAAGACATAGTAAGATGGGGAAACCTTGAAGCTAAGTATGAATTGGCATCCTTGTTAGCTCATCCAAAGAGCGCTGTTGCTAACCTATATGGAGGAACTGTACATACGTGGATGAATACAGGAACTCAACATTTAAAGAACGCCAGAAATATAGAGTACCTAATGACTAATGTCAATAGAGAGTGGAAGAGTATGGACGACGTATATAAATGGGTACAAAGTCATGGTGTTGTAGAAGAGTTCTTGATGTATGAAGCTGACATTAATCCGCAATTTAAAAGTAAAAGATGGAAAAGCTTTTTTGACGATGCTCATAAAGTACTTAAGAAAGACCCCGAATTAGAAGATGTTGGTCTTATTTCTCTTGCGAAATCACATGGTATAACTGAAAAGATGTTTGAAAAAGCTGCGTGGTTTATGCGTCGTCCAGAACGCACTCTAAGGCGTGATGCTTTCATGGCTCATTATTTGCAAGCAAGAGAACGATTTGGTGGAGCTATACAACAGTTTGACCATCCTTATTTAATGGAGATAGCTAAGAAGGGAGTCAAGGCTACACAATTCTTATATAGTGCACCATTTAGACCTATGTTTGCTGGAACTTCCCTTGGTAAAGTGATGACAAGGTTTCAATTATGGTCATGGAATAGTGTAAGGTTTAGAAATGATAAGATAAGAGAAGCGTCTATATATGGTTGGAAACCGGGAACAAAAGAATATGAGAGGTTTCAACGTATGGCTTCTGCTGACTTGTTCATGCTTGGGATGGCTAATATATTTATGTATTCAATATTTGAAAATGCTTTACCTGCACCTTTAAATTGGTTTCAAGATACAGCAGAGATGTTAATGGGTGACGATAAAGAAAGAGAACGTGCTTTCTTTGGCGCATATCCTTCACCACTCCAACCATTACAAATGGTTACTCCACCTATAGCAAGGCTGTTACCTGCTACATTTAAAGCGATAGTTACTGATGATTATACAAGATTAGCTGACTATTATGTATGGACAATGTTTCCTTTTGGTAGACTTTTAAGAGATGTCGTTGGACCGGGTGGAGTTATTGAGAATCCGGCAAGGACAGTTGAAAAATTAACTGGTCTACCTTACATGCAATTTAGTGGACAAGTATCAGGAAGGCGTGATGAAGAAATGGAGGGACCACGTGGACTTATTTAAAATTCAACGAAAAGTTGGTTCCCTTATACGCCGTNATGGAAAAAAAGTTCCAAATTCCGAATTCTATTTTTAGGTAAAATTTTGAAAAACGGAGCTAATAAAAAGAATATTTGTACAGAATGTGGGTATTGTTGTGATGGAAGTATGTTTAACCTTATTATGCTTACTCGTGATTGTGAAAGTGGTTTGGACTCTCAGGGGAAAGAATTGAAACACGTTGCTGATTATTCTATAATTGTAGAGAATAGAAAGACCAAGGAGCCTACAATATGCATGGAAATGCCATGCCCATTTGTAGAAGATAAGAAGTGTACAGTATATGAAGAACGCCCTTTAACTTGTAAAGCGTTTAGATGTAAATTACTCATTCAGTATGAAGCCGGGAAGGTTTCGTATAATGATTGTATAGAAATTATAAACAAAAAATTAATGTACCGTTTTCCAAATGCCAAGTGACCCTTTAGAACCTCGTTCAATTATTGCTGGAGCAGTTAGCGCCACTGCTGGTACTGGATTACTTGGTGCGGAAGGGAAAGCTCTAATAGAGGCAAAAAAGCCGGTCAATCAGAAATACCAGAATTATTTGCGTAAGAGGTGGCTTCCATCAAGGTTGAAATTAGCAGGAATGCTTGGTTTGGCTACTGGTGGTGATGCAATGTTATGGAAGGATATACATGAACAATCACGAGATTAAATTACATAGTAAAACTAAATTCCCCTCTTATATGGGAGGATGGATGATACCTACCGATATATGTGATGNGTTAAGGGAATTATTTGACAGTACTCACTCTATGCACATACAGTATGATAAATTTAGACAATACCATAGACTTACAAGCGGTAAAATCCCTACACTACTTCATGTAGACTATGTAAGAGAACTTAATAAAGTTTTCGATTCATATAGGAAAAAGTANCCTTGGTCTGCGAATCCACATATCTCAAGATGGTATTTGTCTTTACCTTTTAACCTGCAAAAGTATGACCCTAATCATGGCTATGTACATGAGCATATTGAAGATGGTGGACCAAGAGTTGGTAAATATCAACGCTATCTTACCTTCGTGACGTATTTAAATGATATTGAGGAAGAAGGACAAACTCATTTTATGTTACATGGTTTAAAGGTGCAACCAAAGCGGGGATTAACAGTCATATTCCCCGCAGGATGGATGCATCCACACAGGGGAATACCAGCGCCTAATGAAACAAAATATATAGCAACCGGGTGGGCTGGTTTTCCTATTAGGGCTGGAGAGAAAGATTCCAAAACTCCGGGGTCTTTTGAACCATAATAAAAAAAAACAAAAGTAGAGCATACCCATGTTGCGATATGCTCTACTTCTTCATTAATCCATTTGCATAGGAGATTATGAAGTATTGTAAGCCGGTAAAACTATGTATTCAAAATAATTGCACCCATCCTTCTGTATTATTTTAGCGCATAACTTTCCAGCCTTTTCCTTGTCTATCAAGCGGTTTGCCTCAATAATGTGACCAGCTTTTACTGCTACATTCATCATAACACCAAGGCAAACCCCTGAAGTATAGTTAGCGCAGTATGACCTCGCTATCTTTTCTTCTTTAATCATTGTGCAGTCCCCTGAGGTTTGATTTTAATGTTACCATCTCTTTAAAAAAGTTTACTGGTAAAATATCCTTGATAATTCGTTCAACTTTAGCAGCACTAACATTTTTATGGACACTTTTGAGATAGTTTCTGATATGTGTAAGGGGTTCTATCTTGTCTATAGCTAAATATAAGCCAAAAGACGTTGCAGTATATTCATCATCCGTAAGATTTAGATGTCGTGTTTGATATACGTAGTACTTTGTTAGGTAAGATACTTTCCTACGGATGATGAATTCCTTATTCAGGAGAATACCACTCTTTAACTTCATCAGGTTGATATTCCGGTTGTTTTGAACATTCTTCTTTGTAACAGCATAATCCTAATTCAGATATTGCTGAAGAAGCATCACCAAACTCTGTCCACTCAAGTTTAGTTCCACAAAATTCACATTCCCAGCAAGATTCATCTCCTGCTGATTCATTTTTTTGCATCGGATATGGCATCTTTAGCCTCCTTTGCTTTGCATTCCAGACATTTTTTCTTCTTTAATCCATAAGCTGGAAAGTCTTCGTATTTACTTTGACCATATACTGTAGGNACTGNATCTTGTTCTNTTTGCCAACAGCATCCGCAATATGTACAATGAAATACATGTTTTGATACATGGTGTTCTCCTTGTTTTCCGTAAGAGGCATACCCAGAATTCACCCTCTTTGGAAACAACCAGTCCCAATCGTCTAAATAGTCCATAAAATTATGGGGCGAGGTTAACCAACCGCTAACTTATTCATAGAAAGCCTTCCAGCCTCTACTTCTGTTTAGTCATCGCCCCAATAATTTANGCAGTTCTCCAAATACGCATACCCTTGATACCATTTTCTGTACGTACACGAGTAGTGAATACTCGCGGAGGATGAACAGCTTTACGACATTTTGTAAGAGCAGCATTAGCACTACCATATGGAAATACGTCGAATGGCATGAAAACTGAATTACCTACTTGTAGGTGATTCATGAAAGCATATTTCGAAATACGCTTTTTGCGTGGTTTCCTATTTATCTGGGGTATAGGATATTGTTCTACACTTTGAACTACTACAGTGTAACTTTGTTTTATGTTAGTCATCATGACTCCTTTTGTATATTACTTGAAGACCAAACAGACCCAAGAGCTTTCTTAACTTTAGTATCAAGAGAATCTCGCTCTTCATGGAATCTACTTGGTATCATTTTACCGTCTTTTCTAAGTTTTTCACTTAAAACAAGGGCTCGGTCACCATTTTCCCTTGTAGCTCCTGTCACTTTACCAACGACATAAAGCAGTTCTAAACCTGTTACAAGTAACTCTACTTCTTTAGGTGTTATCTTCATATTTTAACTTTGCAAGTGGTTAGTGATACTAACCTCTTTAGTATCGACCTCCTTTTGCCAATTTTCTCATTAAATAGTTCTTTACTTCTTCTTCTTGTCCATCAACCCATTTCATTATATATTGAAAATTCTCTTCATCGAGTGGACCTTTGCGTGTATTACAAGTTCTACAAATAAGTTGTAAATTTTCCTTTATACTTGGACCACCTTTTGATAACGGTATTATATGGTCGCATGCAATAGTTCTAATATTTAATTGCTTATTGCAATATTTACAATCAGAACCATAGATATCATAAAACATTTGTTGAATTTGATGAGATGTTATCTTGAATTCTACATCTGAATCTTCACTTCTTTTTTTAAGTGAAGAACGTAAAGCACTAATTTTTCTTCTTAATTTTTGTTCAGCTTTTTTCCAGTATGTTTTGTGTACTGGGTATAAAACTGTTTTAAAGTTTGCGGAGCTAATCATATGCAGGGGTAGGAACATATGATTACCCAAAAACTATAGCTCCGCAAATTCATCTTATTTACCCGCTAACGAATATTGGGCAAATGTGGCACCGTTTTTGTTGCTGACTTCTTCAGTAATAATCTCATGTTCTTTTCTTAATTCATGTATTACTGCTGCAAGCCGGAAAATCCCAAAGCTATTTAAAGCTGTTATTGGGGTTATNTTAGCACCAGACTTTAACGCATCTAAGATATAAGCCTTTTGCGTCTTTTTTCTTCTACTNTTGGGTCTGAATCTCACGNCGACTCCTTATCTCAAGTTGTAGGGTTGCAATCGCTCTCCAGATACCAAATGTCATATTGATTCTGCTTCCCNTATCATCNATTGGAAATGCTATTCCCATTCGAAGAAATCTGAACAGATTAATCAAAATTCCATTTGGCACCAGAGAGACATCTAAAAGTATCCCTGACTTCACTATGACCTCCTTACTCGGTCTATTAATTTAATTTGTACTCCAGTGGGTAGTTCTTNACCGTTTTTATGGCACTTCATAGCATCGGCTCTGGCTGTTTTCTTATCAATGACTTCAGTAAACTTCATATTTTTGTATTTTTTATCAAGTTTTTCTGAATCAATTTCTGCTGGACCATAAGTTTGATATAACTTATACCTCGCTGTATCAGTTTCGAAAACACCCTTTGTTCCCACTTCTTTTATTACCATCGGTAATAGGATTTTATTGAAGAAGTCTTTTGTAGCAATGATATGCTTTCTCCTATTTTTCAGTCTCTCAATTTCGTCTTTAAGAGCTTCTGTTTCAGCGTCAACGAGATGTACTCGTTTGTCTACTTCCACAAGGAAATGGTCTACATTGTCTATCTTTCTACGTAAAGAGTTTTTTATTACTGTAAGGTCCGTACATGCTTCGTCATGTAGTTCTGATTCTTCTGTTGCCTCGTAATATTCTCTACGTCCTTCTGCATCAATATAATCCCCTATTAAGTCCTTAGTTGTTGGCATATTGCCTCCTTTCAAANTNTGTTGGATATTCTACAAAATGTCGTCNTCTTAATCTAAATGATGGTNTCCATGTCATTTCATAATCGAATAAATCACCATCACTATTCTTAAGTAAGTCGACTCTTTTATCAGGAGAATCTGCGGTACCTGTGATACCAAGAACTTTTCTACTTGCATTCTCAATAGCACCACTGCCTTTACCAGCATATAAATCTAATGCTTGGCTCCGCGAGTATTCACGTGATATTTGAGAAATTTGTATTATAATAAGGTCCATTTGTATAGCAATACTTGATAATTTATGAGAAATGTAACGAACTGTCTCATATTCACCTCGTATTGAACTTGGTGCCTCAATTAAATCTATGTAGTCTACTACAACACAAGCGGGATTGATTTCTTTTATCTTGTCTTGTATTTGGTCTACAGTTGGACTTACAGTTTGTACTAAAACATGGGCTAATTCATCTTTATGGAATTCCCATAGCTTATAATAGTGTTGATTGACGTGCTCTTTACTTTGACCAGATATAATCTGTAAAGCTCTTCGNTGCATATACCAGCCACTTAACTCTAAACTAAGGTANAGAGTCGGTATCTGCCATTCTTTACGAATGCAGTCATTGGCATGGTCGTATCCATAAACCAGATTCTGGGCGAGGGTAGTTTTATTTGCACCAGTTGGTCCAAATATTGTCATTAACTCCCCCGGATAGACACATGCATCTACACTATTTAAGCCAAACCTATGACCAAGGTCAATGATTCTGCCCTGAAAATCAGTGGTCAATCTATGTTCTAATTCATTCTGCAAATCCTGTGCACTGTACACTTCGACAGTATAATCTTTACGTCTAAAATGACTACAACGTGGATTGCATTTTGACGCCAGTATTGGGTCATTGCAACCATATTGATAGCCAGCATTATAAACTGCTTCAACTTTTTCCAGAATCACATTTTCTTCTAATTGACCTTGATTCCAGTGAATAACTGCAGCTTTACACGCATCTGATGGTATACCATTACGTCTGAAGTGTGATGCTATTCGTAGAATTACATTGTTTCTGTTACCTGCTTTAGGACCATCTTTATANATATCCTGAATACAACTAACGACATTCCGAGGTTCTACGACATTTTGTAGTGCACGTATGTTGGGTACTTCTGTGACAATATAATTACTTAACTCTTTTTCTGCCCATAATATATGATATGGGAATGTGAGCCTACGCTCTTTAGAAAGTTTTATAATGTTTGCAGCATCCAACTTTTGTACTTCATCTACTGTTAGAGGTATCTTAAATCGATTTTCCTTGGTATTTAAAGTATGTGGTAACCTTATAATAGAATTTCGACTATAGACACTTAAATCGATGTCATCAAACATACTTTTCATAGTTTGTTTTACGACAAAGGGTAAATCTTTTGATTTCTTAAAACCAAATAATTCATTGGTGAGCATTATATGATAACCTGTACCAGAGAAATAAAGTTGTAAAGCATCATTACCTACTTCATATTCTTCCCTTAGGTTGAATAATACTCCTCTTAATACATCAAGGGTCCATTCATCAGTGTTTTGACCTTTATCAATGTCAATGGGAATTTTATCGATACTCCGTGGACCAAAATAGTCCTTAAGAGTACCATTAAGCTTCACATATTCTAAGCCTTCATCATCGTAAAGATAAACACTTCTATAAATGGCTTGCTTCTTACCCTCATCAAAGACGAAGGTAGACAAATCTTCTTGCTTAACCAGTAGCCCTCGTTTCCGAGGGCTACCGACAGCTATTTCACTCCACACCTAAAATGGCGTAGAAGTATTACCGAAAGAAGACTGTTTCGGAGAAACCGATTTAGTTTGTGTTNCTTTGCTCGCATCATATTCCTTGATNAATCCTTTGCTCTTCATAAATTGAACATAAGATTCAAGGTCTACTNTGCCATCAGAATCATTNNTTACTAATTTAGGGCATACACGTGTCCATGCTTTTTGGTCTTNTTCTGACCATTCTTTATAGACAAATGCATAATACACCTTTTNTGGTTCTGAAGTTAATGGATTNCCTTGGTGTGCATATACGTTATTTAGGTGTTCTACTAATTTATCAGTATCACCTATTTGTTTATCATCACCATCTTCGTAACTACCATCAAGTGTTGGACCGCCAGTGAAACCAATAGCATCAAAAAGATAATACTGTTTTCTTAACAGAGAACAGTCCTTAATGTTACCATTGGGTTCTTTTTCATATGAACCGGCTAATCTCATAACAACAGGAAAACTCCCATTGCCTTGTAAATTAACATCGATACATACATCTGCCCATTTATACTTGTGGGTATGGTCAACGAAATCAATTATACCAACTTCTTGAAAGCCAAGAAATGATTTTCCTTGAGTCGTTTCGGGTCTGAATTTAGCCATACTTATTCCTCTCTATACGTTAGGATTTCGTTTTGTACTGACTCATAATTAAACGGTAATCTCTTGTGGGCTAAAGGTTTTAATCTACTGCCAACAGTCCTTTCATCGTAATTGATGAAGGATATCATATGTTCAGTATCATCTCCATCTCCTTGACGTTGAACTGTAGCATAGCCAATTACATCAGCTTNTGCAGTTAGTGCATAGCCAAGACCACGAGGTAATTCGGGTGCTAATTGCACCTTACCGTCTTGTATTTGAGTACTTTTTGCATGNCTAATNATAATTAAATAACCGCCATGCTTTTTGATGAGTGCTTGGAATCTCTTGATTAAATCAAGGTTTTTACGCTTTGCTTGACCCCAATCAGCACCCCATTGTCCTTCACCCATTGCATTGATGTTCAATTCATCACATACTATTTCTTCTATCCATTTATTACAGACATCAATAGTATCTATCGCAATGGTATCGTAGGGTAATTCCTGCCATTTTTCTTCCAGCCACATGTAAATTTCAGCTAAAGAATGTGTTTCTGCAGGTTTACCTTTGTTAGGTCCAGACCTTTGGTAATAACCACGTTCTGAAGGTGGTACTAATTCATATTGTTCTTTGCCATCTTTTACCACCCTTTTCCCATCTTTTTCAATAGGTCTCATAGGTGGATTCAAGCTTGTAACAATAACTTGATTAGCTCCTTCAACGAAGTCAGCTCCGAGGTCTGTATCTATTAACAGGACACCACTTTGTCCTTTAGGGCTCCACGATGCTGCAGCAGTAGTTTTGCCAGATTTAGGNTGACCTATTATGTAATAAGTCANCCCTCCCGGCATATCACTCCAGTCCGTAGATACCTTCTGTACTTTGATTTCCATCCGGTATTACTCCTATTGTTAATTTGTGTTCACTTGGTATTTTCAAGCCTTCTTTCTTAACCGATAAAGGAAGAAGCCCTACCCAAATATACGAATAATATGGTTTCCGTTCAAGTAAATTAAACACTTGAGACAGACCCAAACCAGCCACAATAGCAGATGTGAAGATAGTATGTTTCATTGTACATTCTTCTTCTGTCATTTTATGGTCTGGTAACCATGAGTTCATAAACTCGTCATTTTCAGGTGTAACAGTGATAATTTCCATAGCCAGTGCTCCCATACGTAAATCTATTAAAAATTCACGATTAGGGTTCATTGACCATTGTTTGTAAATGTCTTTACGGGTACCCATGTTATCCGGGCACATTATCACTTTGGTACTCATTTCCTTGCCCATTATGAATGCATTATCTTCAAAATCAGCATTACCTTGAAAAGATTCTACTGTATGAGATGCTGCTTCAGCTTTAGACATACCAAGGTACTTATGTTCATATACACAAGTACTTAAATTGTGTTCTTCAAGAGTATCGTAATCATATCCAAGTAATTTATCAAAACCCATGATACTGGCATAGGTGACAACGGAAGAACCGATGCCACCTAATCCAATAATCATTAATTCATCAAGTTTAGATTGATTAATGAGACCCTTGTTACGAAGAAATCTATTAGTATCCGCCATACAAATCGTATCCTCCGCCGTTAATAACATCCATAGGATTTACACTGTACTTTTCACATTCATCTTTAAACTCTACATAAGTCATCTTCCTTGATGAATATTCGTCAGCAAGTCTCTCCAGTAGTTCTACTTCTTTATCTTTAAGCTGTGTAATTGACTTATATGTAGGATAAGCCCCACGAATAGCTATTTGATTAGGATTAAGATAGGACCCATAACCATTTTTCTGCCATTTTGGCTTTGCGTTAGCTTTAGCCATCTGTTCACACTGTGCTTTCCATTCAGGTTTAACCTTAATAGCAGGAATATGAATTTCTTCAGTCTCTATCCATTGTGGAAATCCATATTGGTCTTTATAGGAAACTGCAAAAGCATATTCAGTTTTGCTTGTTGCAACTACAAGACTTGGATAGAATCCTGTTTCCGGTCCCATTTCCTTTAGGGTTTCTTCATCACTACTACTAAAATATGCACCCATACTATGATGCGAATGTATCAGTCCCATATAACATTCTTTCAAGCTTGGTAAAGCTTTATATGTATCTGGGAGAATTTTCGCAACATCTTTAGATTCAAATTCTGTAGTAGAGGTATTTCCTAAGTCCAGCGGATGGAAATGTTTCAATTCAAATACTTCTGGGAATGCATCCTTTTTACCTGTTACTTTAAACCAAGCAGGTCCAGACCATTCTTTAGAACTGAAGTATTTGCTGAAATATTCTATCTTCTGTACTATCTGTTTCGAGAGTTCTAATCTCATTTGTTATCTCCTTTCTTCGAGATTTGTTATGTGCTAATGCCATATAGCAACATTGTTGTGTAGCTGCTTTTAATACATTTGTAACTCGTTTATGTCCCCAGTTTTCATCGTACATTGCTCTTGGATTTAACTTTGTTAAAACTTCATCATATGTCATGTCAAAGCTTATACTCCAATAATCAACAAAGGCTTCTCTCATTTGTCGATGACTATTTTCAGCTGAAGCGGCACAGTATTTTCCCCAGCCACCAATAGACAACCAATAATTATATGCGAATTTGGCAAAATCTTCTAATTTGTCTTCATCTATAACATCTTCTGGTACCATTGTATTATTTCCAACATAATTAGGAAACATTTCAAATAATATCTCTTGATAATTATAGTATAAGGATTGAAGATTTCTACGCATATTATCGTCAACTTTATGTCNACGATGAGACCAACCATTGTTATACCATCTACTGAGTTTTGTCCAATCATGCCACTCTATTGTATTACGTACTAATTTGTCAGCTATAGTCCGGGAATTAACCATTTCTATGGCTCTGTTTAAACCAGATATAATAGCACAAACTTCTTTTTTATGAGAACTTTGTTCCATTAATAGTAAATACAACTTTGGTACTGTAGAACCAACATAGGTATTTTGTGCACTATACCTATCATATGATGCTCCAGTATGATGATGTATATATGCTACATCCCACGCAGGTAGAATAACTTTACGAGCAAATTCACCCGTATAATGATTATAGTTATTCAAATTCCAAAAGCGTGAGCGATTATTCCAACTTGTTAAGAAATTTCTTATAGTTGACATAAATCCTACAACACTACCATCTTGAGCAGTTCTGGCTAAATACATACTATGAGCTCCATTGCAAGGTTCTGAACCTGTAATATGTGGATGCCATGCATCTTCATATAGATAAGTTCCTTTAAGAGTTGGGTCTTTCTCCCATCTCTCTTTGGCACATATTTGATTATAAAATAATACAAGAGGTGTACCTTCGCCCCTTGACATAACTAAAGCATAAATAGGCGGTAATTTATGTGTTAATCGAGCTCTAAACTTGGTATTGCTAAATTTAATAATCAACCAAGAATGGTCATCCCAGCTTAAACGCTGGAAAGGATATACTTTCTTTCGTCTTTTAGGAGAATTCGCACCATCAAACCAATCAATAATGTCAAATTTTTCATTAAGGACTTTCATTTGTAATGTACGACTTTCCTTTGGCTGACGAGCAAAAGCAGGAAAAATCCTAAGCAATACTGATTGCTTTTCTTGTAAATTCATACTATCTCCTGTTAATTTAATACAAGGGCTATTATAAAAACAGCCCCTGTATTAAGTTGTGGACCCGGTGTTAAGAGCCCGAATGAACTTTGTCCTTTTGAAAAGAGACAATGTCGTCGTCACGAAGTTCCTGCGTTATTGGTGCTTCTCCTTCATTAACGTAGACTTTGACCTCGTCTAAGGACAGGTCCCACTCAGATGCAATCTGAGCAGGGTTTTGAGCTTCCAACTCATGGAGTTTACCTCCTGAGTGGAATGAAAGTGCATAGACTTTTGCCATGGCTATTCTACTCCTTCAGTTTGGGGTTAATTTCTTGAATATGTGCTACATCAGTCACTAAATGGCTCGAGCTAAACTGATTTACTTCAAGATTTAATTTGCATTCATCGCAAATATTATCATTCCTCTTTAAAATGATTTCAAAANATNTTANTTCACCTGTTTCGGTGTCTACTTGACTTAATATTGTTTTCCTTTGCATTTATATGCTCCAAATAACTTAATATCCGAGGATTTTTCGATGGATATGTTTCTGTATTAGATGTCTTTGACAACACGAAAGTTGGTTTGTAGGCATACCAGCCTTTTTTGAAACGTGTTACATTTTCTCTTGATATCTGAAAAAGACGTCCTTTTACCGATACAAGACATTCGACTATTGTCTTATATTGGCAAATTAAGTTACAAATAGGACCAAGTTTACCCTTACTTGACTCTGTAACCATGTACATTGACGCTTTATTAGCATCTTTTCTTACTTTAATTATACCATTAGGTATAATTACTTCTATTTCAGCTCCAAGGTCACGAACTCCACGAATTAAACCGGGGTTGGCTCTGCGAAGTTCAGTGACCTTGGAAATTATAGAAGCTAATTCATCTTTAATCGTTCCTTCTCCTTGTTTACTTCGTTCCATATTTCCCTCTTCTCATTAATAGCTTCCAGTGCTTTACTTCTCCAATAATCAATGGTTTGATTCATGTCTTCACGTTGTTTATACAACATCGCAAAGTTTACCATTGTAAGAAATAAAGAACATACGAGTACTGCTGTAATGACTAACCATTCATTAGTTATTATCATACCATTACTTACTCCTTTTTGGCTGTGTTATTGACATTTTCAACTAAATATTACTCTAAAAAGGACAAATCATAACCATTTAAAGAATTGGGGACAATATCACTTGCTAACACTGTCGTGCTGCGTACTGACAGTGCAGACTCTAAGTTGATCCGCAAGCGGATATCTCCGCTTACTACTGCCCCCAATATCATCAAAACAGGTGATGATTATTTCTTTGTAGGTCTTTCCCGTTTATCTGCCTTCTTCGCTTCAAGACCTTCAATGCAAAGATAAATCTCTTGAATATCATGCTCTATTGCTTTCCACAAGATAGTATTTTGCTTTTCAATCTCTTTCTTCGTTCGAAAGAATGGACTTTTCCACGGGAAAATAAGGTTACGAACCTTTTCTATATCCATTACGTCTCCTTTTCAGGATGAATTATGTTAGAGTTTATCGTATTTCTCGACCCACAATAATACGCCCAGTACTATTGCCAAGACTCCAACAGTGATTTTTATACCAAATATTAAGAAAACTCCTAACATTGTAAGCAAAGGACTTGCAAGCTTGTATACATTGTTCATAAGTATACCTCCTTAATAATTAATGGGCATGATGTGCCCTATCTTCCTTCCGCGGAAGAGGTGAAAGGAAATAACTCCTCTTCCCAACCATGCCCAAATATTTACCGGTGTGTGTTTGTTTTCCCATTGAAGTCGACGTTTCGTTGGTGCCTCGGTTCACTCCGAGAGCCCGTGTGTCAGCTGCCTGCTAATTGGACCGGCTCACGCAAAGCCCGGCTCACGCAGAGCACCGGACTTACGCACCAGTCTCACGCACCGGCTCACTGTATCCAGTCGAGACATGCACTTGCTTCAACACCGGTAAAGACTAATTTAAGACTAAAAAGAAGTAAAATACTACTCACTTGAGTAATATACTACTCATCAATAAAAATGAGCAGAGCACGTAAACGCAAACCGTGCTCTTTTAAGGACTTTTACCGTTTATGCCACTCAAATAAACCCTGCTTTTATGTGGTTACAGGGAAGGCGATGAAAAATAACCATAGATAATAATGCCTTNNGTAGGTGAAATCAGTAAAGGCAAAGCTACGCCACAATACCATGCTTTGGGGCTGCCGGTAGACAACAGCCCCTATGACACCAACTAACGCTTTACAACGTATACTTATTTAGTTTAAAGTCGGCGTCTATTTCTTTCCATTGTTTCATACCAAATCTTGTACAACCTTTTCTTTTTCATCGCGTTATACTTGGATTTTGGCTCTTTAAAATACGTAGATGCCCAATTAACCAATTCAGGCTTGTATTTGTATGGACATCTACAATAATAGGCGCTCATTCGAGCACCAGTCTTCGAAACTGTCTAACTGCGTCTACCTTGTTAGAAGACCTGACACTTACCAATCTACCTTGGTGCAAGAAATGCCA